AAAGGCCGAGTTATTTAGATTTACGATTTCCATACGAGCATAGCCGGCGTTGCACTGTAAATCGATGTCATCTCGACCCGTAGCCATATTGACCGATAGGACGTTATCGTAAACGGTGGTCCCTACAATAATTTTCCACTCGGGTAGCCAAGTACTCATACCGCGTAAACACCCGTATTACGGGCTACTGAGGTACCTCTATAGCTCGACTGATTAAATATATCCTCGACTGCTCTAGCGATAGCCTCGGGATCTCCTACCCCTGTATTTACCGTTATCTCTACGCTTTGAGCTGGAGCGGTCATAGTAGGGTTAAAGCCGTAACCGCTGTAAGCCGGGCTTAGCGTAGGCGTAGGTGCAAAGGTGGTAGGAGTTACACCGGCTACGACGCCGGCGCCTAAACCGCCTAGCGGTCCTAGTTTGAGATAATCGCCCGGGTTATTAAATTGTGGAGGAGTTGCAGCGGCAGCTTTTACCCCTGTTAAAGCGGCAAGGTAAGCGTTAAGGGAATCGAGTCGAGCTTTATCTGCCTCGGCTTGAGCCTTAGCCACTCGATCAATCATTTTAAGCTCGCTGGACTCAAGTAATAGGTTAGCGGTATTAGCTGCGCTTGAGGTCTTACTGATAGAAGCTAGGCGTGCGATCTCTGTAAGTTGGATCTGTACGCGCTCGTTATACGATTCTTTAGCTGCAAGTCCACCAGCTGCAGTAATGGCGGCGTTATACTTTTTAAATGCCTCCTCACGTGCCAGCTCTTTATTACCCTCGGCCATTTTGCTATCGTTAATGACCTTAAGCTCTGTGAGTAACTGAGTATTTAGGGACTGTAGCGTAGCGTTACTGATCTCCTCGACACCGGCTAGGCGCTGCATATCGGCGTTTTTTTGGAATTTAGCGAGCTCGTCAATTTTCTTGAGAGCTGCCTCGCCTTTATCCTCCTCGATGAGCATAAGCGCCTCAAGGCGTAGCTTTGTTTCTTTGTCGTAGGTAGCTCTAAGAGCTGCCGATAGGGAAACCCGAGTGCTATCAAAAACGGCGGCAGCCTTAGTTAAAGCTAGTTTTGCTTTCTCTGCCTTAGCCGATTTAGCGTTAGCCGCTGCTAAATCTTTAGCTCGTTTAGCGGCAGCCGCCTCAGCTTTTTTACGAGCTGCATCATTAGGATCTACAAAGGTACCGCCTAGAGCTGAGCTGGGATAGCCGCCCATACCCGGAGGCACGGCCTCTTTTCCAAACCTGCGAAAGAATTCTCCAAGCTGACCGAACATACTGCGCTTAAGGATCTCAGGCCATATTTCAGTAATGTATTTATCTACTCCCGGCAAGCTCTTAAATTTTGCGATCAAGGTAGATATACCAGTAATTACTTCAGCCGTATACGTAGCTAGATCCTGCATCCCATCGGCTAGAGGCTGGATCGTATTACCGTCTCCGGCTAATAGTGACAAGCTCTCCATTAAACTTTTACCGATTGTTTCGGTAGCCTCACCTGCAGCGTTAGATAAAATACCCATTTTGCCAGCGTAAGTATCAAGGTAAGCGGCATTAGCTCCGGAAAATTGGTTATTAAGTTTATCCTGTACGTCGGCAAATTTCATCGTCTTAAGCTCGGCCTGAGTCAAGCCTAGCGAGTATTTACGCAAGCCTCGAGTCTGCCCTACGTATGCTAGTGATAAATCGTTTACGACCGTTTCATAATCGACACCGCTACCGGCGCTTATATCTAACGCTTGAGTCAGTAACTCTGTGGACTTGGCTACTGAGCCCGTCGTGGTCAATAGTTTCTGCATCGATGGACGGAGCTGATCGTCGGTTACGCCTGAGGCGCGAGATAGCTGAGATATAAACTCCTCGATGCGTGGAGTCTCAAAGGCTAAGCCGAGATTTTTTACCGATATTGCTAAACGTGATGCGGCCTTTTCATCCTCGACAAAGGCTTTAACGGCAGCCTTACCAAATTGAGATATTTTCTGCACGCTAAAGGCGGCGGCGAAAGTAGCGCCTAGTTTTTTAGCGCCTTTCTCAAAGGCTCCGATTTGTTTAGTACCTTTAGTTAAAGCCTTACCATCAAAGGTCGTAACCGCGCTTACGACTAAACTAGGTAGGGTTGCCATTATGCGGCCTTTCCGTATCGGCCTTGATTAAATGCAGCTATTGTTTTCTCTATAGCGCGGATAACTGCCGCTTGAGCTTTACCCTGATCCTCGTGCCACGCTCTAAAGATCATACGGCCGCGCTCCTCGCGCTTATTGCCATACAGAGGACCCATACGGCTTACAAAGTGCTCGCCGGCTCCTGGGTTATTTGATCGGTAGCCTTTACGGGATGTGGTCTCGGCGCGGCCGGCTGTCTCATAGATAGATCCGGCGGCAGATTTATTACCTACAAAGTAAAGAGCCCTCCAGCCGTTGCGATTCTTTTGACCGCCGGACTGTGAATAGTAGATCCCCTTTTTTACCGTAGCGTGATCGTAAAGCGGAAAGAGCCTCACTCGACCCTCAGTGTTAAAGTTTCTAAAAGCCGAGTTACGAGCTGTAATAGTTTTACCTACCGTGTTTTCGTTCCACGCATAAAGGTTATCCGGTTGAGGTGATGGAGCATACCCTCGAGCCTTATCGCGTAACGGCATCATTACGGCCTTAATCTCGGCGTTCATCTCTTTCAGTAGTTCAGGATCTACTTTACGGATGGCCTTGATAGTCTGCTTAACGCCTCTTACTTCTATTGGCATATTGCTCGGCCTCCTTAGCTTGATCGTTTAACACTTGTATTAACATCCTGTACATATCTACATCGAGATCGAGCACCGATTGAGGCGAGATCCCTAACCGTATAGATAGCTGGGCTACCTGATAGGTTAGGGAGTCTCGCCCTAATCTAAAGGTTCGTCGTCGAGTACTTCCACCTTAACGAGAGTATCTAAAAACTCGGGTCCAAAAGGTTTAACTACTACCCCTGCCATTTTGAGGCACTCGTGCGCCAAAAAATAAAGATCGGTCTGTTTAGAGTCCTCAAGAAAAGCTCGGTGAAAGCCTTTCTTTACGTGCAGCTCAAAGGCATACTCAATACGTGGCGTGATTTGATGCTCAGTAACCTCGCCCGTAACCCTTGTTATTTTAAGTTTTGCCATTTTTTGCCCCTTTTCTAGTTTGTTATGGTGTTACGTCTACGACGATAGGTGAATTACAAGTAAATGTAATCGATTGGCTACTGATGTCTCCGACAGCGCCGTTAATATCTGTAGTGTTGTTTACCAAAATTGTACTTTGGTACTCAGGATTTGTTGTAGATACGGCTGCGCTTGTCTGCTTAAGTGTAATAGGCACTGTTGTACCCCACGCAGCTTGAAGTGCAGCGCGTACAGATCCGGCACCGGATGCTGCATTATCGTTTAGAAAATCTAGGGTAATGGTTGAAGTTTCCAAACCCTTTGTAAATTTCCTTGAACTGTCCCCCATCGCACTGATTTCAAGTTCTTCAAAAACTCTGTTAATTGTTGCGCTAGTAACATTTGCTGAGAGGTCTACCGAGTTCAGGGTTACGACCACTCCGTTGGATAAGAATATGGCCATTAGCCTATTCCTCGCTTTCTGTAGTTGGTGTTGTTGTTGGTGTTGCTTTTGCTACTTTGATCGGTGCAGGTTCATCTACGATCTGTCCGATCTTTCGCAAAAACTTTAGGTCATCCTCTGTATATGGCATTTATTAGCTCCAGCTCGTTAGTACGGATATGTCAAAACTGGCCGTAAGCAACGTACCGCTCTGTACTTCAAGTACTGAGGGAGCCGACATACCGCCAATATTCATTACAATATTTGATGCTGTAAGTTTATTAAAAACTGCTACCGCTAAAGTTTCGATACCGTTAAGGTTGCCGTGATTGTCCAGCATCGGCACGGTCATAATAATTTTAAGGTTCGCTAATGGCGAGATAGCCGAGTAAGTATTATTACTTGGAGTGATGTAAGGATCTGCCGGAGCAACGATTACGCTATTAGCTGTAATAGTTGGCGGTGGAAAGCTGTAAGTATTCCACACGTTCGCATTAGCTAAAGCTGTAGCGAGTGAGGCTCGGAGTGTAGTTATCGCGGCTGGCATTTAGCCCACCATACTTCCGGGATTTTGATAACCGGCGATGAGCCCTCTAATTTTGCCGATCATTGAGTTACCCATCCGATAAGGCGACGGGCTAAAGCCATCGATCGTTACTCCACCGGTTTGTGATACTTGGCGAGCTTGGAAAATATCGACCGCTAGGATCATCGCTGCCTCACGGATAGCCGGAGTGGTAGCGTATGAGTTTGTCTTTGTATCTGCTCCTACGGCTGAGCCATAAGGTAGTACGCGCTGAAAATTGACGTTAGCCCCGGTCTTGGCAAATTGGATAAAGCTGTAACCGTTAGGCCAATTAAAGTAAGTGTTATTCCATACGATCGATGGTAGCTGCGATGTAGTGCCAGCTGACCAAGGGATCGTACCGGTGATTGTGTAAGTGCCATTGAAAGTGGCACCGCATCCGCTTAGGGTCACGCTCTGCCCGGTACTAAAGATCATAGGGTTAGCGACCATCGCAGTAATTACATTATTTTGTAGGGTTACGCCTACTACCGGAGCTGAGGCGAACCATAAAAACTGATTGAGTAGATCCTGCGCTGTCTGACAGCACGTCTCGACTATATCGCTCGAATAAAGCGATTCTATTCCAAGATTCGCACGAAGCTCGGCCTCGGTAACGTAAGTCGCTGGCATCTCTACTCCAATCTTAAAAGAGGCCGGTAGGGCTCAAAGGGCTAAGAGCCCTACCGACTATTAGTTTTTTGCTTATGCCTTCAAGTATCTAACG